ACCCGGTGCTCACCTGGATGGCCAGCAACGTGGTGGCGCACCTGGACGTCAAAGACAACATTTACCCACGCAAGGAGCGAGCAGAGAACAAGATCGACGGCATCGTGGCACTGATCATGGCGATCTCCCGGGCGATCAAGCCCGGTGAGAACGTGGTGCTGGGATCCGACTACGAATTGATGCTGCTCTGAACTGATGGGACTACTGAGCTTCTTTGATCGATTCAGGGCGTCAAGCGGTGACCGATCTCCATGGGGCGACTTCTGGTTTGAGCCGGCCTCGGCTCGAAGCATCTCGGGCATGCGTGTTTCGGCCGATTCGGCCATGCGCCTGGCGGCGGTCTACGCCTGCGTGCGCATCCTCTCGGAGACCATGGCGTCGCTCCCCTTGGTGGTCTACCGGCCCCGCAAGGACGGCGGCAAGGACCGGGTGACGGACCACTGGCTCTACCAGTTGCTGGGCAAACGGCCCAACCGCTACCAGAACCCATTCGAGTGGCGCGAAATGCTTCAGGGTCATCTGGCTCTGAGGGGTAACGCTTTCTGTCAGATCCTGGCCAACAGCCGGGGGGAGATCACCGAGCTGATCCCGATTCACCCTGACCGGGTGAGGATGGAGCTGTTGCCCTTGGGTGACTACCGCTACCGCATCCGGGATCAGGCAGGCTCCGAGATCGTCCTGCCGCGTGGGGAGGTCTGGCATCTGAGGGGCCTTTCTTCGGACGGGCTGATTGGTCTGAGCCCGATTGAGCTCTCGCGAGAAAGTCTGGGCATGGCCCTGGCCGCGCAGGACTACGGGGCGCGGTTCTTCTCTAACGATGCCAAACCCACAGGTGGCTGGATCGAGTTCCCGGGGTCGTTCAAGGATCCGGAAGCCAAGAAAGTCTTTCGCGAGTCCTACCAGGCGGCGCAGTCTGGTTCGAACCGGGGCAAGGTCCTAGTGCTTGAAAACGGCATGAAGTTTCATGAGGTGGGCGTCACGAATAAGGACGCTCAGTTCCTGGAACTGCGCAAGTTCCAAATAACTGACATTGCCCGCCTGTTCCGTGTGCCACCGCACATGATTGCTGATTTAGACCGGGCGACTTTCTCAAACATCGAGCAGCAAAGCTTGGAATTCGTCATGCACACCATGACGCCCTGGGCGGAGCGCTGGGAGGCATCCATCGAGTCCGATCTGATGCTCGAGGGTGATGAACTGGAAGTCGAGTTCGACTTCGCCAACCTGATGCGGGGCGATGCAGCCAGCCGCTCTGCTTACTACCAAAGCGGCATCCAGAACGGCTGGCTCACTCGCAACGAGGCCCGCATCTCAGAAAACCTCAACCCGATCGCAGGGCTCGATCAACCGCTGCGGCCACTGAACATGGTCGAAGAGGATGACGCAGAGGCCGCCGAGGACGCGCAAATCGAATCTCAGGATTCCGACACTGATGCCAGTCCTGAGCCAGACCAGCAGTTGAGCTTACGCCTGCGAAACCTGGTCGAGTCCAACGCCCAGCGACTGGCCCGTCGCATCTGCAAAAAAGGGGCTATGGGTACCAACGAAATCAACCTGATCGCCCAGACCTTCAGTCTGCCTCCATCGGTAGTAGAGGACTGGGCGCAGGGGGCTCCATCACTCGAGGATGAACCGGCGCTGTCCCGGTCCCTCACTCAATTGGGAATACACAAATGAACAGACAACTTCTGCTCTCCGAATTTTTGACCACCCCCTGGGCCCTGATGCCCGAGCGGCTCCAGGCCATGGCCGGGGTCTTGACCCGCTGGTCTGTGGGCGAGCCGCCAACTGACGAAGCCATGTTTCAGATCCAGTCGGACCGGGTGCTGAGAGATACCCGCAAACAGATGGCTGCTGCAAATGCTGGCTCTGGCATTGCCGTGCTGCCCCTGTATGGCGTGGTCACGCAGCGGGGCAACATGGTCGATGACATCTCTGGCCCCGGCAGCTCCAGCACCCAGCAATTCACCTCGGCCTTGCGCCAGGTCCTGGCCGACGACACGGTGGGCCAGATCCTGATCGACATCGACAGCCCTGGCGGCAGCGTGTACGGAGTTGCCGAACTTGCCTCGGAGATCGTCAAAGCCCGGGCCCAGAAACCCGTGGTGGCCGTGGCCAACAGCCTGGCTGCCTCGGCGGCTTACTGGATTGGCTGCTCTGCCAGTGAGTTCTACGTCACCCCTGGTGGTGAGGTGGGCTCCATTGGCGTGTGGCAGGCGCACTTTGACTATTCGAAAGCGCTGGAAGAAGAGGGCGTCAAAACCACCCTGGTCTCGGCTGGCAAGTTCAAGGTCGAGGGCAACCCCTATGTGCCGCTGGACCCGGAGGCCCAGGCCTTCATGCAGTCGCGTGTGGACGACTACTACAACGCCTTCATCCAGGCTGTGGCTGTCGGCAGGGGCGTGTCGGTCGACGATGTCCGAAACGGCATGGGCGAAGGCCGGGTGCTTGGAGCAGATGCTGCCCTGGCGCAACGCATGGTCGATGGCATCGCATCTTTTGACGATGTTCTGGCCCGCATGCAGGCCAAGGTCACAGGCAACGCCGTTCGCAGCCAGCCTCAGAAAAGCCATTCCCGACTGAAACAGGCGCGAGACGCTCTCGCACTGGTTTGATGCTGGTCTGATTTCAACCCTTTCCCTTGCAGTCCTCCGTTGAGGGCTGCACCCCCCTGCGACCCGTTGGTCGTGATCCCTGTCGCCGCCTTGAGTCATTTCGACCAGGCGGCTTTTTCATTTCTGGAGATAAACCAATGAGCAAGCAATTGCGTGAGCTTCAAGCTCGCAAAGCCACCCTGGTCAAGGACGCACGTGCCCTGACCGATATCGCAGCCGCTGAGCAGCGCGACATGAACGACGAAGAGGTCGCAGCCTTCGAAGCCCTCAAGGCCAAGATCGAAGCAACTTCAGCCGCCATTGACCGAGAGGCTGCCTTGATCGCCGAGGAGGCGCAGATGAACCACCCCTCTCAACTGACCACGGCCTCTGTGATCACGGTGGTGGACAACGCCGCCTCTGACCCTAAACATGGCTTCAAGAGTGTGGGCGACTTCCTCAAGACCGTGCGCCAGGCGCAAAACCCCGGCGCCTCCATCGATGAGCGCCTGCTGATCGGCTCGGGCCGAAACGCTGTGGCGCCCGCCACCTTCGGCAGCGAAGGCTCGGCGCAGGACGGTGGCTTTCTGGTGCCGCCCCAGTTTGCACAGGAAATCTTCCAGTTGTCTCTGGGCGAAGACTCCCTGCTGCCCATGACCGACAACGTGGAGATCACGGGCAACACCATGGCCTTCCCCAAGGATGAGACCACGCCCTGGGGTACCAACGGCATCCGTGCCTACTGGCAAGGTGAAGCGGCTTCTGCCATCGGTACCAAGCCGGTGCTGGGCCTGTCGACGCTGCGCCTCAAAAAGCTCATGGCCCTGGTGCCGGTGACCGACGAGTTGCTGGACGACACCAATGCCCTGTCGACCTACCTGCCCGACAAAATCGCCACCTCCATTCGCTGGAAGACCAACGAGTCGATCCTGTTTGGCTCGGGCACTGGCCTGCCGGTGGGTTGCATGAGCAACGCCACCACAGTGACCGTTGCCAAGGAATCGGGTCAGGCCACGCAGACGCTGTTGGCCCAAAACCTGGCCAAGATGATCTCGCGCTTGCCGCCGGGCTCTTTTGGCAAGGCCGTCTGGATCGTCAACAACGACGTGCTTCCGGCGCTTTTCACGCTGACCCTGGGCAACTACCCGATCTATCTGCCCACCGGCATGAACCCGGGTGGCATTCAGGTCTCGCCCTACGGTACGCTGCTGGGCCGCCCGGTGATCGTCTCCCAGCACGCCAACACCTTCTCCTCTGCAGGCGATGTGCTCCTGGCGGACCTGTCGTACTACCAGACCATCACCAAGGCGGGTGGCATGCAGACAGCTACTTCCATGCACCTGTACTTCGATGCGGACCTCACGGCTTTTCGCACCACGTTCCGCATGGATGGCCAATCCAAGATCGCTGCGCCGATCACCCCCGCCAAGGGCAATACCACCCTGTCGCCCTTTGTCCAACTGGGCGCTCGCTGATCAAGCGCCTGACCATCAAGGAGAAATCACATGTTTCCCAACGCAAAAGGCAGCGAGCTGTTCTCGGTTCTGGCCACCATCGACCCGGCCAGCCAGGCCGTGGGTACTGCAGCAACCGGCTGGATCTCGGCCGGTAATCACCACAACCTGCTGGCGCTCATCCAAAGCGGCGCGCTGGGTACGGGTGCCACGCTGGACGCCAAGCTCCAGCAAGCCCAAGATGCCTCGGGCACCGGTGCCAAGGACCTGACGGGCAAGGCTATCACGCAGCTCACCCAGACTGCCAGTGGCTCGTCCAAGCAGGCGCTGATCAACCTGCGCCCGGATGACCTGGATGTGGCCAATGGCTATGCCTATGTGCGCCTGTCGGTGACCGTGGGCGTGGCTGCCAGTCTGACTGCGGCGCAGCTGCTGGGTGTGAATCCCCGGTTTGCACCGGGCGACGCCAATAACCAGTCTGCTGTCGCCCAGGTCGTCTGATGCCTCTGCAACTCGTCACACCACCCGCAGGGGAGCCAATCTCACTGGCTGAGGCGAAGCAACACCTGCGGGTGGACGGTGGCGACGATGACCCGCTGATTGGCTCGCTCATCACCGCTGCCCGCCAAGCTGCCGAGACCATTACCGGCAGACAGTTGATGACGGCCCGCTGGAGACTGGTGCTCGACGCCTTTCCTGGGCCTTTGCTCATGCACGCCGGGTCTGGCTCGTCTTTCAGCTTGCCAGCTCACGCGATCCTGCTCGCCAAATGCCCGGTTCAGTCTGTAGTGAGCGTTGAGTATCTGGACATGAACGGCACGACGCAGGTGCTGCCTGCCAGTGACTACGTGCTTGATGCGGCCTGCGAGCCAGCGCGCCTGAGCCCCGTGTTCGGTAAGACTTGGCCGCCGACCTTGCCGCAAATCGGCGCCGTTGCGGTTACTTTCGATGCGGGCTACGGATCTGCCAGCGAAGTACCCGAGGGGCTAAAGAGTTGGATCAATCTGCGCGTGGGAAGTCTCTACGGGCATCGGGAAGAAATGGCAGTTCTTTCTCGCGGTCGCATTGATCCCTTGCCCTTCGTGGATGGCTTGCTCGACGGTTTCAAGGTGAGCCTCGTATGAGTGTCTTGAGCGCAGGCCAACTGAACCACCGAATCCGGATTCAGCAGCCAACGACGGTCAAGGACTCCCTGGGAGCGCCAACGCAAGTCTGGACTGATGTGGCTACGGTGTGGGCTGATATCCAGCCACTTTCAGGTCGCGAGGCCCGCATCGCAGACCGGGTGTCAGCGGAATTGACTCATCAGATCACGGTGCGCCACCGCCCCGATCTGGATGATCCGCAGGCGGTTTCCCGGATGCGGGTACTTTTTCGTGGCCGGACTTTTGCCATTCACGCGGCGCTCAATGACGATGAGGCCAATGTATCCGTGATCCTTTTGGCAAGCGAAGGAATTCGGGATGGCTAAGGTTGAAACGGTTCGCATCGAAGGCCTTGCTCAGTTGGACCGAGCTCTTAAAGAGCTTCCCCAGCGCATCGCTAATCGTGGCCTTAGGGCTTCGGTCTACGCCGGCGCCAAGGTGATCCGCGATGAGGCGCGCTCCCGGGCTCCCAAAGCCGCTCAGTCACTTGGCCCCAAGCAGCCTCCGCCCGGCACGCTCAAGCGCTCAGTGATCATGAAGCACATTCGAGAGCTTTCCGGTGGCGGCAGGCAGACGTTCTATGTGTTGGTGCGCCACGGCAAGAAGTACCGCAACCAAGGCAAGCGAGGCAACCTCTCGCAAGACGCCTGGTACTGGCGCTTTTTGGAGTTCGGGACCCGCAAGATGGCCGCCCGGCCTTTTCTGCGTCCT